ATCCAATCTTTATTGACTGCTTTCCGCACCAAATCAGCGACAAATGCGATCTCTTCAGCTGACTTGACAACTGTATAATCAACACCTCCACTAATCGGAGCATCTGCTAACAACGCGGCGTTGTTCCATATATAATGTATAGGAACTCTCAAATACCAGGGTAGAGAAGCCAAAATCAAATGCATTGTAGCAGGCAAGAGCACAGCCCACAAACCAAGGTGCAACCTACCGAGTGATTCCATCAGTATAATATGGTGCACTCCATAAAGCTCATTCAAGATTTCTTCACAAATAATGTAAAATAAACCTGCAACATTAAACTCCGGATAAGCGGCATGGAAATGAGTCCACATAGAAATAAATGATAACACAGTGATGTGATACATTAAATCAGTGAAATCTCCAAAGTAGCAAAACAGGAGCAATGAAATGAGAATTTCATGAGTATGGATGGTATGGTAAATTCCCGCTGAAATCCGACTCACCAATATAGGTGAGAAAAAGGCAACACAAATCTCTCGGGCTTCTTGATCGAAAATTCCTTTCATGGAAACATTTCGGAAGCGATAATTATCGCGGCGAAGCAACGCTAATGTGCGTCTAGCGGTTTTAGGATCACAATACACAGGAAATGGCAATCGAACACCATCAATATAGGTCGTACCTTTCGCACGCAATTCCTTGCGTTGGCGAAAAATAAAATCATTGATGATTCCAATATTCATAACACGTTGGTGATCCAGGACATTGAACTCGGCAGTCTCTTCGCGATTACGACGGCGAAAAGTCTTGCCGCACACCAAATCTATAGTAGGACCGATAAACAACATAGCTGCCGCGGTCAAACAAATGGCGGGGTCAATCACATAAACATACAAATTGACGATCAAATATTGGGGCAAATCACGTTGCAAAAATCTCTCAATGCAAAAAGCTACGATAGCCCACAACGCATCAAACACTCTGATACGAACCCACAAAGGGGAATATATAATCATCCACAACAAACTAGAATACAACAAAGGAATGATCGATCCGATAAACATCGAATCAAACTTCAACATTCCACACATCCAAGCTTCACTCTTATAAAAAGGGTTAAAAGCAAACACGCCAAGCCACATCATCAAATTAGCGAACAAATCTATGAGCGCTATTCGACGTGGCACACCAAAACAACAACATGCACAAACTGCAACAATTACTATATTACAAAATAGTATGAGAAAAGGGAAAAGGAAAATGGGATCCATAGGATACCCGTCTACGCCTACAAAATGGAATTCAGGTTCCAAATCTTTCGAGAAATGGAATGTATCCAAAGGGAGGGTGGTGTTTTCGTATAACATCTTTGAGCCGAAAACGGTGGCTTCATCGACGGTTGAGTATTCGTTACTCAACAACACGTTGTTTCCTACTGCTTGCTTCAGAAACGAATCGTTTGTATTGTGGCTGGTTCTTGACATTTTGGGTAAAATTCTTGATTGTATTTAATTTAATGGCTGTCATAATAGGGAAATAAAAACCTAAATATGATCATGATTGGGTATTTTCTGAAAATACTAAAAGGTTGAACGTGGCTTTATATCTTGTTCAAATAGATATGTTTCGTGTTAGGATACTCATGTCGAAACGTGACATGGTAAACGAGTAATTATTTCATTTATATTACTCTGAAAATAAATCTAGCTACTTAAGCTTCACTAGAAAATTTAAAAATTATTCTGATTCTTAACCATAAGATTTATTCTTTACTCTCGCACTCTTATACGCGAGAACACCTTATACATTGGTTTAATAATGTATGGTAGTTATTTACCTTAAATAACAAAAAAGATATGTTTAGGTCTAAAACATATAACCGAAGGTAGCAGAATAGCACTTAAACGAACTAAACTGTTCCAAAATTGCTTACACATAGACAAAATAGTCATGTATCGATATAAAATAATATTACACTCTTAAAGCGAGTTGTAATATTTATATCAAAGGCATTGAATTGCAAATTCAATGCTAAAACCGGG